GAATTATGTTGAATCATTTAGTAAAATTGCTGGTTTCTCAATTATAACTGGTATTGTTTCATATTTAGGATTGATGATGTATAAAAAGATATTTATGTATACTACTGATACTTGTCAAAATTGTACTAATAATAATGTAAATGAAGTTTTGTCTGAAATTAGAGTAAATTATTGTAATCTTCATTGTAACGATGAGGATCATTTTTGTGAAAAATTTAATGCTGATATTATTAAGATGAATAAATTATTGTGTAAATGTGAATGTGATCAACATTGTCTTCATGCTTCAATTGTAATAACTCCTTCAGAGAAGAAAAGATTAGTAACTTTATTTTCAATATATACTAAATTAGATGATAGATCAACTCGTCAACTTTTTGGAAGAGGCCCTAAGCCTATTAAAATTAATAACTTTGTTAATGAAGATAGTTCTGAATCAATTAGATTAAAGAAAAGTCACTTAAATTTTGAAGATAGTTCAGAATCAATTAAACTAAAGAAGAATATTTTAAATTTTGAAGATAGTTCTGAATCAATTAAATTAAAGAAACAACATTTAAATTTTGAAAATGAAGATGATATTGAAACTTTTGAAGAACAAGTTGTTAGAGATGAATGTTCAAGAATGTTAGTAGAAAAATTAATTAAGACTTCTCAAGTTGTTGTTGATAATGGCTTAGGAAGACTTCTCGGTCTTGCCTTTGGTCGTTATGTCATTGTACCTGCGCATTTAACGCGTGGAAGTAATACATTTAAGATTGTTATTGATGATAAAGAATATAGATTAAGAGAAATTACTAAAAATATGGAAAAAGATAGAATGTTATTAAAATTACCTGTTCAAGCTCCCTCATTTAATATGGCTGTTTATAATAATCTTGTTAGTAAAAATAATATTGAAAGTACAGTAATAAATTCAGATTCTGCCTACCAAATTGTTAGATGTAATACTTCAAATTTTGATTTAAGATGGCAGGAAGTAGATGTAAACTTCAACGTAGATCGTGTCATGATCCCTTTTAAGACTCCATATGGTCAGGAAGTCACAGTTAAGGAACCTATGGAAATTCTAAGAGTATCTACCCTTCACACAACTGCTGTGCAAACAGTAAGTGGTGATTGTGGTGGTGCACTTTTAGTTTCTTGTAAAAAGGCTCCTTGTAAAATTGTTGGTTTCCATAACCTTGGTAGTGTTAAAAAGTCAGTAGCGAACTGCGGTGTAGTATTAACTAAAGAAATTGTTGACGAAATGATAAGTAAAGATAATACAGAAATTAACGTAATTGAAGCTGAAGAAGAATTTTATTTTAAACAAGAACAGCAAGTTATTAGATCTAATGCTTCAGTTCTCGAGAACGGAATAGTGGACCTCTTAGATGTGATGAAAGATGAAGGACGACCTGTGATTCCTACTACTGGAGATATTGAATATCTGGGAGCGTATAGAAATTATGCGCCCCCAGGTAATCCTACCTCTTTGTTAGAACATGCGTTGTACGAAACCTTTCCCGTAACTAAAGTTCCTGCTCCTTGTAACGAAGAAGAAGTTGAAGACCCTAGTAAATTGTTAAAAGATAATTATGATAAACCTAATATTTTGTATACTCAATTAAATAAATATTCTACTGTTTTTACGCCTATTAAAGATATTGATGATGATTTAGATGATATGGTAGAACAATTAACTAGTATGATGGTAACAGAAATGAAAGATGAAGATCTGTCAAAAATGACTGAACGAGAAGCACTATCTGGTCGGTTGGATTTTCAGGATTCACGTCCTTTAGATTTGACTACCACCTCTGGTGAACCCTGGTCCAAACTTGGGTTCTCTGGTGGTAAAAAGAAAAATGCTTATTGTACTGTCACGATTCATGAATCTGGTAGAAAATTATATGACATTAACCGTAATGTTCAACATGGTAAAGATCTTGACTGGACCTTGCAACAAAAAGATAAATTGTTGCATCAAGGAAAAAGAACTTTATCATTGTGGAAAAATTGTTTAAAAGACGAAACTCGTCCCATTGCAAAGGCTAAGATTGGTAAAACTCGTTTGTTTACGGCTGTACCCTTGGAAACTGCTATACTTTCTAGAATTTATTTCGGTAAATTTAAAGAAGTATGGCAGGCTAAGAGGATAATGCTGTTTCATTCGGTTGGAATCAATCCCATGTCTTTGGAATGGACTGAACTTGCTAACTATATGAAAAGTAAAGGAGAGGATTTTTACGATGCTGATTTCGGAGCATATGACGGACGTTTACGTCCCGAGTTCATGGAAGCAGCTGGTAAAATCGTCTGTAATACGATTTGTGAAGTTACAGGTTCTTACGAGGAGCGTCTCGCAATGGAAACATTATGGGATGAATATATAAGGACATATCAGGTGAGTGGAAGAGATGTTCATTTAGTAAAACATGGGAACCCTTCAGGTAATCCCATGACAACTGTTATTAATTGTATTGTTAACTTGTTATATCATTGGTGGTGTTATATTAAAATTACTGATAAAAGAGATCTGAACTCGTTTAGACGAGATGTTGCATTTACATGTTTTGGTGATGATGTTATTTATTCTACAAATTCTTTAATTACTGGATATTCATTTGATAACGTAGCAAAATTTATGGATGTGTTAGAGCAAGATTATACTGTTGCAAGTAAAGATTTAGATTCAGAAACTGTTGCTAAAAGCCTTGATGAAATTACCTTTTTGAAACGTAGATTTGTTAAAAATTATAATTTGTATCTTGCTCCTATTGATCAAGAATCTATTGAACAACAATTTAACTATACTAATATTGCCCCTAAGGATTTTGAGAAAATTAGAGTACAATTAGATGAAGCTTTGT